TCCAGGGCAAGATCTTCCGTAAGAATGTTGCACGTAAACAAAAATACACCAGACCGGCCGACAGCATAGCCGGTTACTAAGGATAGGATATGCCAACTGACATAGACGAAAAGAAAGAGATGGCCTCAACGTTTGATAAGATCAAGGATGAGCCAAAGGATGAAAGTCCCGAGGCAGTTGCTGAGAAGGATGCTATGGACAAAGCCCGTGCTGTGACACTGGGGCCGTTCCAATCAAATCTTGGCTCGGTGCTTGACGACGAGTGGCAGAAGACTGAGGGAGAGAAGATATTCTCTGAACGACGTATGCTCAGGGATTTACGTCAGTATCGTGGTCAGTATGATCCTGAGATACTCAAGCAGATCCATCCAAATAGATCCAAGGCCTTCATCCGGTTGACTCGTACAAAGGTCAAGACCTTCGATGCCAGGATGATGGACATACAGTTCCCGGCTAACGACGACAAGAACTGGGTGATACAGACCACACCTGTGCCAGAGCTCGATGGCCCCATATTGGAGCAAATTGCAGCACAGCTATTCCAGGCTAATGGGAAGGTTCCTACCCGGCCTGAGATCGACGAGATTGTAATCAAGCAGGCTGATAAGCAAGCCAAGGGAATGGAGAAGGAGATTGCCGATCAGTTAACTGAGTTCGACTACCGGGCTGTGATACGTAACGTTATACACTCTGCCCACATATATGGTACTGGAGTTCTCAAAGGCCCCATGGTCAAAGAGGTCACTTCAAAACGGTGGTACCGGGATAAGGAGGGTGCCTGGAAACAGCTTGTTATAAAACGGGTTGTCCCCATAGCACAGTGGGTGCCCATATGGGACATCTACCCTGACATGAGTGTTAAGGAATTAAAGGATGCCCGGTTTGTTTGGCAGAAGCACCTGTTTAGTAAAAACAAATTTGCCTTGCTGGCCAAACGTTCTGACTTCGACACCAAAGCCATTGAGGCATTCATTGGTGCCTACCCAGACGGCAATGCAAATTATAAGGACTATGAGGAACAGCTTCGTGACATGTCCACCAACACAGATTCCGAGGGAGATACTAATCCACCTAAACGTGAGCAGTATGAAGTGCACGAACGGTGGGGTTTCCTTGACATCGACAGAGCCAAAGAGCTGGCACCCGAGGTGACGGATGCCGTGTGGAACATGTTGGGACCAGAAGTTGCTTGTAACACCTGGCAGGTTGAGGGTGTCATAATCAAAGCAGTCATCAGTCCTATTGAAGGTGCAGACTTACCCTATTACTTTTATTACTACGACAAAGATGAGACCAGTATATTCGGGGATGGGATACCACGTATCATGAGAGATCCCCAGATGCTATATAATGCATCGATTAGAGCAATGCTTGACAATGCTGCTATCAGTGCTGGCCCGATCATCGAAGCTAACATCGACCTGCTGGCCGATGGTGAAGATCCTTTGGAGCTGTATCCGTTTAGGGTATTCCAGAGAACAGGTGAGGGACTTGAGGCCGGGCAAAAGGCTATTCATGTTACCAAGCTACCCAGCTATACCAAGGAGTTCCTCGGCCTGGTCGAGTTTTTCCAATCGACAGCCGACGAGTCCACTACCATACCCCGTAGTCTACACGGTGGTGCTGGAGGCCAACAGGGCCAGGGTGCTAACCAGACAGCTACTGGTATGTCAATGCTTATCGGTGCATCAAATATAACGTTGAAAGATCAGGTACAGTTCTTTGACGACGGTGTCACTAAACCCTTTATTAAGTCCATGTACTTTTGGAACATGGAGTTTAGTGGCAAGGATGACATCAAGGGTGACTTTAATATCGTTGCCCGTGGAACCAAGTCCCTCATTGCTAAGGAAGTCAAGATGGAGCAGATAAATCAGTTCCTCCAGATCACTAACAATGACACAGATCTTCAATACATAAAACGTGACATACTGCTTAGAGAACTTGCAGAGATTTTTGACCTTGATAGATTGGGCTTTGTTAGATCAGAAGCCGAGGTTGCAAATAGGCAGGCTCAGAATGCTGACAAGCAAAAGCAGAATGATGACAGGGCAATCTTGCTTGAGGCAATGAAAGCTGAGTCGTCCGGTCACGTGCCTAATGCTGTTGAGAGAACAGCCCAGATGTTTGACATTCAATTACCGGGTAGACCCCCGGCTGAGGGTTCAACACAAATAAGGGAGAAGCAAATAGGTGGATAAGATACAGAAAGAAATAATTAATCGTCTGAAACGAAATACGGACAATCAGTTTTATGTTGACCTTTTGGACTACTCAAATGGTAGGTTGGAAGTTATCAAGATGCAACTGCTTAAGTGTACCGACGACGACGAGTTTAAAAGACTACAAGGTAGAGGCCGTGAGCTGGACGATTTAATCATGGCACTCACCAGAAAGCCCGTTAGCATTACACAACATACCGGGTCTTTCAATTAGGGGGAGTGGGCCGGTCACAACCGTCACCCAAACGTAAACAATTTTGAATGAGGGATATCCTATACGGACCCCAGAGGAGGCCACATATGGCTAATGACACACCGGAGTTAGATCAGTATCAGAAGGACAAGGATGAATTTTCAAATGCAGTTGACGACGTCTTAGGTGCAGATGAAGGTAAGTCCGACGAAGAGATTATTGCAGAGATGGACAAGAAGCAAGCAGATAATTCGGATGTGGGTGGGGAACCCAAAAAAGATCCGGACATACCTGTTGTGGAAAAGCCTGCCGATGCAATTGCACCCGAAGCCGACGATCTTACTGGCCAGGGCATTGCCCCTGTTACCAAAAAAGAGATTGAAGATCCTCCCGATACAATCGAAGCATGGAAGAGTAATGCCGAGGCTTTAGAGGCCGAGTTAGCAAAGGAAAAGCAGAAGACTTCAAGTTGGAACGGCAGAATTACTGCTGCCAACACAAAGGTTAAAGAACTCGAAGAGAAGATTGCCACCTTGGAAGAGACAGCAACAGCTGCTCAAAGTAAAGAGGCCAATACTTCCAACGATTCTGACAATGAAGTACTTGAACGGTTTAGAGTAGACTTCCCAGAGCTGAGTAACGTTGTCGATATTATGCAGAAACGTATCGATGGTGTTGCTGCCCCAGCCCCGGCAAAAGCTGCAGAGCCAAGCACCCCAGAACCAGACGACAGCAAACCTGCTGCCGGTACTGCTGACGAGGATGCCAAAAAGGTTCGTGCCGATCACATATCTGCCATCCGAAAGGAACATCCGGATTTACCAGAGATGGTTAACACCGGTGTATTGCTATCTTGGATTAATAAACAGCCGTCGTATATTCGTCCTACTCTGGAGACCATTTACAAAAAAGGCAAAGCCGAAGATGTAGTTGTAATGGTCACTAACTTTAAGAAGGACACAGGCTGGAAATCCCAGCTTAAACAGGCAGACGACAATAACAAAACAGCAACCGATAAGTTAAACTCCATGAAAGAAGTCACGTCAGAAACTCACACACCCTCTGGTACTGAGATTGACAAAGAAGACTACGATCAGGGAGCAAAGGATGCTGGACTATAACGTCTGCTAATTCGTTATAGGAGAAACACCTTATTATGAGCACAACAACTTATGGAGACATATCCCCCCGTACGGCAGCTTTCGTAGTTCGTGATCTTTTGAAACGTGGTATGCCGTGGTTGATCTTGGAGAAGTTTGGCCAAGCAAAACCGTTGCCCAGCAAATCGACCAAGACCATTCAGTTCCGTCGTTATTACCTGGACAGCACTTTTACCTCTACCTTTGGAAGTGATTTCAATCCTCACGAATACTTCAAGGGCACCAACTTTAACCCTGCCAACAAGACCTTGACCGAAGGTGTGACACCGGATGCTACTCTCATCGAGAGTTCAGACTACGATGCCACCCTGGTGCAGTACGGTGATCGTGTTGTTATTACCGACGTTATCATGGACACTCATGAAGATCCTATCATGAGAGAGGCCGTTGATATCCTGGGTGAGCAGGCTGCAGTTCTGATTGAGAAAACTCGTTACAACGTCTTGAAGGCCGGTACCAATGTCTTCTATTCGAACTCCGACGTAAGTCGTGCAGCCGTGGACGTTGTGTTTGCTCTGAATGATCAACGGAAAGTTACACGTTTCTTGAAACGTCAGCTTGGTAAACCGATCACATCTGCTGTGAAGTCTACCCCTGCTTTCGGTACAGAAACGATTGCTCCGTCTTTCATTTGCATCGTGCACCCCGACCTGGAGCCTGACCTCCGTGCTATCTCTGCTTTCGTACCGGCTGAGAAATACGGATCGATGTCCCCGTGGGACGGTGAACTTGGAAAGATTGAAGATGTCCGTTATCTGACATCCACAATCATAGAGCCGTTTGCTGGTGCCGGTAACTCCGGTGGAACCAATGTCCTCGAAACCGGTGGACAGGCCGACGTCTATCCGATGTTGTACCTGGCCCGTGATGCCTATGGTATCGTGGCTTTCAAGGGAGCAAATGCTCTGACCCCCATGGTCGTCAATCCCAAAGCATCGGATTCCGATCCATTGGCTCAGAGAGGACACGTTGGTTGGAAGGGTTATTCTGCAACAATCATCCTGAACGACTTTTGGATGGTTCGTTTAGAAGTGGCCGTATCCGACCTAACCTAATCCGTAACCGGACATGATGTCCTATTACATGTCCGGATTTTTATTAAAATCAGGAATGCCCCGGTCTCGGCTATCCCCCTGGCTGGGGCCATTCCTATTACCTAATTTATTGGAAGGAATAAATTATGAATTACATGTCCGTAAAGAACGAAGAACTCATTAAACTCATGGAGAAGTATGACCTTGAGAAGCAGGACTACTTGTCCGACACAGGGGCACTTAACCGTAAGAAGCTTAACAACATCTTAAAGCTAATCGATGCCACCTCTGGCAAAACCAAGGAAGTCACTGCTATTACACCTGACGGTGAGGTTACCGATCACAAGCCTGAGAGTTCAAATGGTAAACTACACAAATCTCTCAGTGGTATGATGGTACAGATT